GTTGGGTAGTTACTAGACGTTGTCTGGTGACGGTGCATCAGTCTCCATCCGGAGCTGACGTGCCTTATCCAACAAGTCCTCATCCCTGGACAAAATCCTGGGTGAGGGCGCCTTGATGTTCTCATGTGTACTGGACACTGAATCCGTAACAGGTGAAGCCTGTTCAGACCTAGAGAGATCCTCCTGAGCCTGGAGCTCCTTCTGCTTACGCATAAGGGGGTCCGAGCTGATGGGGGATGGTTGCCGACGAGGATGCTTGGGTGATGCACCCAAAGCCTCCCTGTTGGTTTCCAACATCACGCGTGGCAGGTCTTTCGACCTGTTGCGAACCGAAGCGGCTGTCTGAACACTGTAGCCCTTTGCCGAGACGAAAGTCCCGTCAGAGTAGCGTACGTGTTGAGACAGTCCCGGAGCCAACGCTGGGTACTTACCTGTAAGGTAAGTGAACTCGTTGTCCAGAGCCGCCACATCCCATCGGGATAATGGCTGATCCCCCTCCTGGGTAACCCAGGGGGAGAGGTCTGGACTACGGTCGGACCAAGTGCGGGAGAACAGGTTTACCTGTTTATCCCAACGCTTGTTAATCCTACCAGCTTGGACACCGAGAGCGGCCATAAAGTCGATCGGGTTTGTAACCCGACGACCACTTGGGGGCTTATATGGACGGAATGCAAAGGGTCTCCCCTGAGCTTTCGTTATCATAAAGCCCGCAAACTCTGTGAGCTCGCCTGAGAAAGACTTCGTTTCCGAAATCTCAAGGCCAATGGCCTTGGCAGAGTGGACGTATGCTTCCTTGACCCTAGGGTCAGAGAAGACAATATCATCCCCGAGGACATAGAACGTTGACCCATTGGGAAAACGCTTCAGTAACTCGTTCTGCCTCCCAGGTCCCAACTTCATAAGCTCGTCAACGCGGGAGATGTGTAAATCATCTCTGCGCTTTAACGGGATACCTAGCACCTTATGCTCAGCATAAGATGCAAGCACCTGATTGCTCAGGTGGAAGAGGGGAAACGAGCCGTACAGCCCCATGGGCTGTCCGACAGAGTATGACATGTCCCCGAAGGGGCTCTCCCATATCATGGAAGAGACCTCTTCAAGGGCATCCGCGTAGATTCCCAAGTCCATACCCCGGAGCATGCTCTGGGATAGGGACCGAGGGAACCTGTCGGTGGCGCTAGACAGATCAGTGGAGTAAGCAAGATTATCCTGCATATGCTCCAGGAGACCAAAGATCGCCTTTTGCTGATCGGTGCGGACGGATGTGGGCAAGCCCTCATCCACACGTGCCAACCAGTCATGAAGGGGAATGAAAGAGAGCTGGATCCGTGAAGATGGCATTGCCACAACACGGGCCTTAGCCCCCTGTTCCTGAATGACACCGATCCTACCAGCATACTCCGAAGATGGAATCTTCGTTGTAAGCATGGCAAAAGGGTCAGTGAATTCAAGACCTTTGGGGATACCACCCTCGGTCAGAAGGCTAAAAGCAATCTGACGGAGTGGTACCTTCCGGTCCTCCCTATCAAGGTTCCGTGAGGAATACTGATAGGTGTTGGGCCGGAGCTTCCAAGGCTTGGCCTGCTCCTTACGGAGAGGGGCTGACCTCCTTGAGAGGTTAGCACCAGCCTGGTGGAAGAACTCCAACATATCATCCGGCACAACCCCAGTAGATGGGGATGTGATAGAGGAGACAGCCTTTGTCTTCTGCTTCTCACTAGTCTCTGGTAATACCAGAGTAGTATAAAAGCGGAGGACGGCGGCGTACCTCCGAATGACAGATGGCCTCTGAGCTTCAACGAAGCCAGACACAGCGGATTTCATGTAACCCTTCGGGTACATGGAACCCTTGTGATAGGCGATACTGTTATTCTGATACACTGATCGCGCGGCCTCCCTATCTCCGTTACGAAGATGGGTAGCTGCGTTCAGAAGGGCCTTATGTCGTGAGACGAGCCATTCTGGTCCATTGTTCGATAAGAGACGTTCAACTTCCTTCTGGAAGCCAGACGCACCCTTACCAAGAACAACATTAGCAACCAAGCAACCTACATGAGTTTGACTTGAAGTCAAGCTTGTCATGGTGTAATCCAATCCTAGCCTCGTAGACGCATCGATTGATGTGCCTCAGCAGGGTCGTCATGTTCCGAAGAATATGGCG